TTACGAGGTTAGCCCAGCCGTTGAAGCGGTGGAGGAAACCAGCGAGACAGTAGTGGTTCGACCTGAAAGCGTAGTGGAGAAAACGCCTTGGAAAGACACAGCAGAATAAAACTAAAAAAATCATGTACGAAGTAAATACAATACCTAACGAGAAATCACTTAATGTGAGCAGGGTCGTCGTTAAAGTAAACGGCGTTCAAGAGAGTCCACTTGGGCTGCAATTCAGCGTAGCTGGGTTTGGCAAATATACAGACTCGCAGGGAGTTACAACTTGGGGGCCAAACCCTTTGGTCAGCACGTTGCTTAATGTGGTGGGCGAAACTTGGACAAACTGGGTTCCCGGCGCTGCGGCAAGCGATGCGGATTACATTATTGATTTGGCCCTGAAACAGTTGGGCTTGGATCGTGCCCCGGTAGAGGAAGCCCCAGCCCCAGCACCAAAAAAGAAAGCTGCCAAAAAGAAGGCGGCACCAAAGGCCGAAGAAGAATCGGCTGAATGAATTTGGATGATCTCAAAGTTGCATTCGCAAGCATCACGGGTTTGGGGAACTGGCTCGTGGACATTGATCTATTGTTGAAGGTCGGAATTTCAGGGGCGAGTTTGGTGTATATCATTTTGAAGATTAAGGAACTACTGAATAAGAAATGAAAACAAGACTACTGATAATCGGGGCGTTTCTGCTATGTGCAGGGAACGCCAAGGCGGGTAATTTATTTGGCGCAAGTTGGAAGCCAAAGCCAAGTTTCACCCTGTTTGGCCAGAAACTAGCATGGCCGCTGCCTTCACTTTGTTTGGGGGAGAAGGCGGGCGTTTTGCCTGATGCCGGTATTTCGCCAGACGGGGTGAATTTCAAAATACCCTACCTCGCGGTGGAGGTGCCGTTCCCTAGTCTGGTTCTGTCATTGGGTAAAGATAAGCCCGAGGTGGAATTGAAGCTTGGAGCGATTGACAAGACTGAACACGAACCAAAAAAGGATTAAAAAATGCTAAAATCAAAAACGACTTGGACGGCAATTACGGGTGCGCTGGGCGGCATCGCTGGTTATTTCACCGGCGACTTGGAGCTTGGTTCTGCTGTAAACGTGGTAATTACAAGCTTGCTTGCCCTATTTTTGCGTCACGGTATTGCTAAAATTAAGAAGTAAATGGGTTGGTCAGCGATAGCAACGTCTGATGTTCAGACGCGCATGACCGATACCGAGTTGGCAAAGTACAACTCAATCGGTTTGGCGGCGGGACAGACTTCATCTGGATTGATTCAGGAAGTCTCGGACGATGTTGCTGCGCTGGTTCGCGGGTACATAAAGGGTTGTCCAAGGAACAACTTGGCATCCACGGCAGCGGCCCTGCCTGATGTTCTCCATTCCCCTGCACTCGACATAATCATTGTTGAGTTGATGAAGCGGGTGGGAGGGGCCATCACGGATGTAAGTGATGTGCGGATTGCGGCTTACAACAGCGCAATTGCCTTCATGGACAAGGTTTCTGACTGTCGCTTTGGGATACCCAAGCCTGTCACCGAGACAACCGACACCTTTTATGATGACCGTGGAAGTTATGGCTACAAGAAGAAGGTCTGTATCAACAACCTTAAAGTCGTAAAGAACGGAGTAACCTCGACCACCGAGGACTGTGCGTGTGTAACCTCTACCGGTGCTGAAATCTTTTAATGGCGGTCTACCTTACAGACATTCAAGGGGCGCTTCATACCCGCTTGAATGGGCAAGCTCCGTTCAACACGGGAACTGCCAACACCCCCGGCTTGGTACTAGAAGATGATGATATTCAGTCCAAAATGGAGGCATTGCTTAATCGCGTTCGCGTCATGGCAATTGTCCTGCGCCCAATCAGCATGGTGCGGGTTCTGGAAAAGACAGTTGTGGATTTCAATTGGGAAGTGGATTGCATCGAAAACCCAGCAGTTAACCGACCAGTTGGAGGAACTTATTACACCGCTGAAGCAGTTGCCGAGTCGGTGTTCGTCCTTTTGGACAACTACCAAATTCCAAACGATACCGTTACAGGAACAAATAGCTCCCGTTCAACAGCAATCATGCGAATGGGAGCGGAGGAACCGGCGGGAAGCTTGGTGCGATACAAAGTGAATGGCTTTGTGAGAAGCAAATTAAACGTAAATATAGAATAAGATGAGTACAGCAAATTCAACAATAGTAGGCAACGCCACAATCTATGGCGTGGACGGAACCGTTGCATACGGTACGGTAGCGGTTACAGATAATTATATGCAGAGCGTCAACTTAACTGATGACGTAGACACAACCGAAGCTAGGGATCAAAAGGGGAACGTATTTGGGTATAACCTTTACAACTTCCGCAGAACAGCAACCTTTGAGATCATCTTTATTGATGCAACAGAGGCCGGGGCTGCGGCAGAGGCGGTTCTTCCTACGCCGGGGGCAATCATAACAATTGCACAGGATACGGAGTCGGGCGATTCTTTACCCGCTGTGCTTGTTGGCACATGGAACTACATTGGTGGTGGTTCTGTTTCTGGCAGCAACACCGACCTAATGAGGATGTCCCTACCGTGTAGTCAGTATAATGCTGATTCTGCTGGTAGTGCCGTAGCCCTGCAAACCTTCACGCACTAAACGTGTGTCCCTTGAGAGTGATTATCTAAAGGCAGTCATACCTCCCCAAGCGCGAGTCCTTGGGCAGCGGTTGAAACCCTTGTCCCTTGGTCACATGATGGTGCTGTCACGCTACGGCAGTCCATTTGTGACCGGGGAAAGGCAGCCGATGTTCGGGGATTTATGCTTTGCGGTGTGGGTCTGCAAAAAGAATTGGGGGCAACTCCTTAAAGGAATAGCTGACTCGGATTTCATGCGGGACATTCGGTTCCTGCGATTCATGGGGAAGTTCCGAAACAAGAACAAGGCAATGGGGGCGCTTGTGGAATACTTAACCCAAGCAGTAAAGGAACCATCCCTGTTTTTCAACAAGGTGGAGGGGGGTAAGCCAACCTCAATGAATAATCTGCATTACTTGAAGATTGTTCTGATGCAGAAGCTGAACAAGACAGCAGAACAGGCAATGGACACCCCGTTTGGTGAAGCTGTTTATGACTTGGCAGCTATCGGGGAGGCTGAAGGAGTTTGTGGTTTTGTTACGGATGAACATGAGGAAGCTGGGGAGGCTGCAAAACGCCAATGGGAACGGAGGCAGGAAGAAATAAAAACCAATGGCAAACGAAATTAAATTCATTTTTACGGGGGATACTGCCGCCTTTGATAAGGCTATTGATTCCGTTGTTAAAAAGACAAACAAGGTCAAAACTGCTACCGAGAAAACAACCGAAGCCCAAAAGGTTCAGGCTAAACTGCAAAAGCTTCTCAATGAGGAATACAACCGTGGGGCGAAGGCAACCGGCGGCATCCTCAAGATTCAAAAGGACATAAAGCGTACAGAGCAGGAGAGGGTTAAACTCTCCAAACGCTTAAACGAAGCCTCCTTAACGCGCGAAAAAAGACTGCGAACTATTGTAGAGTTGAGCAAAAAGGAGGCTTATTTGGCAGGGCTTACAGCGGCAAAGCGCAGCGGAATGATGGGGGCTGCGGGCAAGGTAGGGGCTGGGGCTTTGGCTAGACTAGGGCTAGGTGCTGCCGCAAGTGCTGGTGGTGCCGCAGCAGGGGCGGGAATTGCAGCAGGGGCATCATTGTTTGGGCCGCTTGGGGTTGCCATTGTTGCCGTTGTTGCAGCCGTTGCTGCGGCGGTTATAGCCTTGAAGCTATTAAAGGCGGTTGTTACTGCGACTGCCAACTCAATGGCAAAGTCAATGGGGTTTCAAAAGACTGCCCAAATGGCGGGGAAAACGGTTGAGCAAGTTCAAGCGGAACAAGTTGCTGGGTTGTTCGGGGGAGACGCAGAAAAGGATTTTGATTTGTTTAAGGAGTTGGGCCTTATTATTGACAAGGAACTGATTGCTAGCCTTGCAAGGTCAGGCAAAATCATAATGGCTTTTGGGATGCAAGTTTTGAATGTGCTGATTCCTATTTTTGAAAAGCTTGCACTTGCAGCGGCCACATTAGTCAAGGTTTTCGGGGCATCTGCTGTGGGCCTCATGGCTACACTTAAACCAGTATTAGACCAGATAATAGCAC